CTCGCGACCAAGCGAAGTGCACGTTCCTCGTCGCGCGCGAGGCTTTGCGCCATGCCCGAAAGCCGGCGGTTAGTCTGTTCGAACTCGTAAGCGCGCGCGACGCCGGACGAGCTCGTCGTACCGGTCGATTTCGTGTGCTCGACGTTCTCGGTTCGGTAGATTTCCCGAACGAGCACCTCCATGCGCGTCTCAAGCGACGCGGCAACGCTCGCCGGCGGCGCCGCGAAATGGATCGGCATGTTCGACTGCATCGGAATCTTGAGCGCCGACGAGTTGCCCGCGATGATTTCGCCGATGTCGGCGCGCACGTCTTGAACCGGCACTCCCATGACCGCGAACACTTGCCCGCGCAAATGGTCGTCGGTCTCGCTTTCGAGATTGAACAGGCGCCGCGCGGTCACGGCCGAGTTGGCAATCGACGAGATCCCGCGCACCCGATCCTCCGGAGTCGGTTTCGCGCGAAACACCCCGAGCGGCACCTCGCCGAAACCGTGCGGCGTTTCGCCGAGCGACTCGACGAACTCGGCCGCGCCCTCGCGGGTCGTGATCTGATAGCGTTCGACGCGATCGCGATACCAAAGCGAATAGCGCTCTTGCTTGGCGGGTGCGGCGAGAAGCGAATCGCGGACCCAGTGATCGGTACGAATCTTGACGGCGAGTAACTCGCCGTCGTCGTCGGCGATCATGTCGAGAATGTTCACCGGGAAAAGCGGGATCGCACGCGTTTGCAAACCGAGCTCGCGTTGACGCGCAACACTCATGATTTCGTCGCCCGCAAAGTCTGGCGAGTCGAACAAGACCGGCGCCCAACCGAGGAGCGATGCGCGCGGGCGAATCGTCGTGCGCATGAAAGCCGACCAAGGTTGACCCTTGCCGTCAACGTCGAGTGTCCACGCTTCGAGCCGCTCGGGCATAGCGGCGCGCGTCACGTCTTGCTTGTTCACGTAACTCAAGAGCAAGTCGTGAATGGGGCCGACGTAGTTCGTGTAATGCGCGACGTCGATCCGGCGCTCAAACTTTTGCGCGTCTTCGCGCGGAAACTGATCGAGGTAAGTCAGCCGACCCGACAACGTCACAAACTCGCTGTTCAGTGAGTTGATCTGTGTGTAGGCCTCGGCGGCCCAACCGAGGTGACTGATCGACGTTGCGCCGATCTTGCCTCGAAAGCCGCCCGTTCCGAACGCGGCGTCGAGCAAGAACCGATGCCAGCGAACCTCCTCGTCGTAATCCTTGCGCGTCTTGCGCAATGATTCGATCAGACCGTTGCTCGCCATACTTGTCAGTCCTCGGGCGGCGCGGGCGCACGGCTCACGGTGATCGCGCCCTCGTTATCCCGGAGATAGTCGTTTATCGCCTCGACGAACTCGTCGTCGACCTCGTCGTCGGTGCGCCCGGGCAAGTGAACACGAATGTGTGAGCCTTGAATCACCTCGCGCAACTCGCTCGGGTGCAGCCCGAGTGCGGCGGCAAGTGCGGCTCGATTCATAGGTCAAAACCCCGGTATGTTGGCGGGCACGATCTCTTGCTTGGGTTGATTGCGCACGGCGTGCGCGATTGCCCAACTCACGAACAGATCATCTTTTGCGCCGTCTCGCTTGCCTTTGCCTCGCGCCTCGACCTTGCCGCGCTCGTTGCGCACGAGCGACTTGCATTCGAGCGCCGTTTGCGTGTCGGGCGTGTCGACGAGCCCGGTACGTATCGCCGCGCCGAGGTCGTCGACCATGATCGGGCGTGTGACGGCGTCGGTCGACCAACCTAGTTTGCCGTCGCCGGCAACGTAGACTCGCCCGCGAGGGTAACCGGCCTCGACGACGAGGGCGCGCAACGCGGCGTGCCCGTGATTGTTGCGCTCGGGCGCGACCTCGGCGTCGCCGTACATTCGCCCGATCGCGGCGAGCGCGAGGCCAAAGTCGCCCGGCTCGATCGCGTCACTCCAAAACACCGCGACCGTTTGCGCGGTACGGCGGTTGACGACCGTTACCGTGCTCGCGTCGTTGCCCGTGCCCTCCGACACGTCGGCGCCGACGACGAACTCGTCGCGCCCCGTGAAATCCTCGAACACCCTCAAGTCGCCGAGCACACGCGAACGACCCGCGGCGTCGACGTGAACAACAGGCACAACCGAACGAGGCGAGGCCGTGCGCTCGAGGAGTCGCTCGACCGTTGCCGGCTCGAAATACTGTCGGCCCGACACGCGAAAGCACGAGTCGACGTCGACCGGGAACTCCTGCAGGGTCCGGTCGATGCCCCATTCGGGCGAGTTGACCCGGTTGCGCCACCATTGGATCTGCGAATCGTTGACGCCCTCGGCGCGTAGCTTGCGCTCCCAACTATCGGCGGGCGCCGGGTCAAAGCCGGCCGGTTGCGGCATCTTGTAACCCGCGTGCGCGTACCAGGGAAAAAAGTGTAGTTTGTAGCGTCCGCGCCCAAGGCGAGCCGCTTGCACCATTTCATAGAACAAGCCCGAGGCGCCGTTCGCCGTCGACTCGATCACGACCTCGGCGGTATCGGGCACGGCGGCGTCGAGGGCTGTCCATGTGTCGGCGGCCGAACCCCAAAAAGCGATTTCCGTCGCGTGCAAACGGTGAATCGTGCCCGAACGGCCCTTCTTTTGCGCCGCTCGCTCGGTCGCGCCGGCCTCGACAATGCGCACGGCGCTTTGCAGGTCGCGAAACACGAGCTCAGTTTTCGTCGAGTACAACGTTCGCG